TTAAATATATTAGTAGTTGATAGTTAATTTATAAATATCAATAACCCAAATTAACCCAATAATAACCCAAATTAACCCAAATATAACCCAAATATAACCCAACCATATCCCTAAGAAGTAAAAGGTAATAAGTAAAAAGTAAAAATAAAAAGTAATATGTAAAAAATAAAAATGATAATTAAAAATAAAAAATGATAATTAAAAATAAAATGAAGCTCATTAGAGCTTCCATATTTAAACAACGAAGAATCCATTACCATATCAACTTTAAGTTATGCGTTAGCATCTATCCTAATCAACTAGGATTACATTTGCGAAGCAACATATCACTTCAACATAGTTACTTCGTTAGAACACTTATATCAATCAAATGCGTTAGCATCATATATCAACTCAAAGAATCCAAACCACCTTCAACTTTAATAGAGCGAAGCGACTACAAAGAATCATCACCATATCAACCAATATCAATGTGAAGCAAATCCGAAGGATAATCCTAATCAACTAGAATATCTTTGCGATAGCAACATACCACTCAACAGAGATAACGCAGCGTAGCTGCTTAAAACAACATCTAAAGATAAACACCACATCAACTAGCGAAGCAAATTCACCTTCAAGGCCTACGGCAACACAGACCAACCAAATCAATACCCGAAGGGATACAGCAGCAGCTCATTCAACGCTACGCGAATTAGAACCAACCTTTGAACTATAAATTTAGTTCAAACTATTTCAAAAAATCTTTCATTTGCTATTGACTATATCAAATTTAATAACGATACTTGTAATATAAAATACATGAATTATGAACAATATACTATCAAGATTAACAAGAAAAAACCAACTGAACCTATCCCAAGAACAAATAATCGAACTGTTCCAAGATAGAATTGCAAACCAAGATAAGATAATGAGTAGTCAATTTGCGTTAGCGTTACACCTTGCAGATAAACATCATTATCTTAACCCTACATCAGACATTGAAGATTTATTTAGCGAAGCAATCATTGGGATACATCAAGCTATTCAATATTACAATCCAGAAATAGGTAAAGATTTTAGTCCTTATTGTTACTTCATTATCAAACAAAAGATGAATGAATTTACACATACTACAGATAAGATAATTCGTATCCCAGTATACCATGATGGTCAACAACCAAAATGTAGTGTGTTTTCAGCATTTACAAGCTATGATAAGAATGATGAAGAATATGATGAAACATCGTTTCTAAGCGAACGATTAGGTGTGAATGATAGAATCGTATCAGATGCACCAGATAATCTATTAGAAACGCTTAAAAGCATACTTAAACCTACTGATTATGATTTCATTGTTGCTCACTTTGGATTGGATGATATAAATAAGAAGTTGACTCTTGAAGATATAGCTGGTATGTATGGATGCAGCAAACAGAACCTTATTCAAATAAAAAATAGAATCAAACGTATTCTTCGTAACAATCCAGAATTTATTGAAGTGATTCAAAGTGTTATAGAAAATAAAACGTACAATCAAGAAACACCTTGGTAATAAAAAATATTTTATATAAACGAACACCATGAAGAATGAAGAATTAGAATCACTAAACAAATTTACAACTACAATATCTGATGATATAGTTGATAAGAGCATAATAATCCACTTGGCAGTTGGTGAAGAGCGTTATGAAATTGCAGCTGCGGTAAGGGATGAGTTGAATGAAATGATAAAAGAAGCTGCATTAACATACAGTATTAGATTACAAATACCCATAGAAGAAGTTATGCAGCACCTTCAAGGTCAAATTGAATATGTTAGAGATAATCTTTTAAATAACGGATTTTAAAAACAAATAAAAGGACCCACATGGGTCCTTTATTGTTTAGCACTGGTATGATTTTCTTTCTTTTTCATTCAAAAAATTCATCTTGCAATATCTCATATCCGTTGGCCAAGCACCTACATTCTCAGCAATGTGTTTATCAATGCATTCACCACACATACTTGCTCTCCAATCACCAAACCCACTACACCACATTGTTTTGATGTTCTTGTTTGGGATATTATGAATCACTGGTGGTGATTGAACTATCTTCTTTTTAACTTGAATGGGTTGTTGTTGATGAGTTATTGGATAGTTGGTATAAACAACCAGATGTTCTGGTGGTAGTGTAATGTTTTGTTCAAGAAGAATTTCATTTATGGTTGTACCAGTAGTACTACCAGATGTAGATGCTATGTAATCATTTAGCATATGAGCTATAGTTTCTAACCAATTCCCATTAATCAATTCTATGTCCATTAGTTCAGAGGTATATCAAGTATTCCAACAATCAAATCAAATAGGTTAGATAGACTAGTTGGCAATGTGCCATTTACACTATCTACCACAAGATATTGTGGGTTTTCTTCGTTATATTGATTGGTTATAGAAAGCATTTTACCATCACTACTTTTATATTGGATGTGTGTTGATGTAAGTGCAACTGTAACCACGGAGTTTTTATTTCTAAGAAACTTAGAAAACCCTAATGTTGTAGCATATATTCCAGTTTGGAATATAATACAATGATTATTTGATGTTATAGTTATATTCATAGTGTTTTATTTTAAATATCTTCAACCCAACTTATCCCAACTGCTGAACCAGCGTTAACTCCATTGGCGATTATTGATAATGTTTCACCAGCATTTACGAATATTTCCAATTCTTCAATGTTGCTTGATACGTTTGAAACCTTGTTTAACTCTAATGTGTATAAAATCCTTCCAGATGCAGCTGTATATGTTCCAGCAGTATCACCAGATGTAATTGAATATGTTGATACTTGATTATAAGTTGGTGCTGTTATAGTACCATTTTTAACCAATTGGAATGAAACTGGGTTATTACCATCAGCAATCACTGATATTGTTTTCAATAAGATTCTTGACCTATTGGTTTTTCCTTTGTAGATTGTTGGTACTATGATTGTAAACATATTGGTATTGGTTCCAGATGCTTTAGCTGACCTAAATGAATAATTTCTTCCAGTATAAACAACCCTACCTTCAACAAATGCTGACATACTTGCTGTTTTCATCTTAATATTGCTCGTATTGGTTGTATTTTTGCTTTCAAAAAGTATAGGAAAACTAGGATTGGTTACTGTAGGTACAACATTTTGGTTGGTATATTGAATAACATGAGCTGGTTCAAATTGTCCAGATTCATTGGATTCTATATTGAAACGAACCGCACCAAACCCTAACCACTGAATCTGCATTTCATATACATTTCCTTTTGTTGGGTCAAGCAATTGACCCGATGGATTATTTAAATCTGATACACCATCCATTTGGTCAACATACCATTGTGTTTGTGGTATGAAGTTATCAACACCATTATATCTTCTATTTACACCAAATGTAGTACCAGAATACCCAAAAAAGAATCCACCATCTGAGTCACCCCAACCAGCAAATTGTGTGTTACCACTTTTTGGTGTATCAAAAATACAAGTGAAACGAATCAATAACCCTTGACCATTTCTATATTTAACAATACTGTTTGTTTTCATCAATGAACTAGAAGAACTAGCAGCACCACTATTTATTTCAACTAGTGTATTGGTTGAATCATAAGATAAACTACCAGAACCCGTTGCACCACTACTAATTAAATCATAATTTAATTCATAAGGATGTAGTACTTGTAATAATGGAGTTATTTCAGCAGTTCTTAATTCACCAAATGCTGATAACGGTTCATCTATGTGTACCTTTAAATGACCTTCAGCATCTACGGTTGAGTTTCTAAAGTTACCAGCAGCATCTTGACCTACAATAACACTTCTACCTAAGTTAGCAACAACACTAGGTGATATGTAATCATTGATACCTAATATCTGACCGCTAATTGATTTGGTTGTAAGATGTAATTCTAGGTTAAAATTTGTTTGTGGTGTTGAACCGTTTGTATAAGTATATTCAAGATAATCACCAAACATAGGTGCTGAAAAATAAGATGTAGCTCCAACTTCACCATTGGCATATGGTCTAGTGAATGTTCTAATCAATTGAGTTTTAGATGCATCAGAATACCATCTACCAACAAGTACACCTCCAACGTTAGAATATATTCTAGTTTCAATCTGAGTATATCCATCTGTATTAATCAAATCACTAGTATAAACAGAATTAGCACCCAATAAAGCTTGTGTTTTAAATGCCTCACCATCTTTTCTTTCATTTGAATATGTACCATTAGGTTCTTGACCAATACCAACTGCTCTTACAATCGTAGCATCAGCATCACTACTAATTGATTGGTTTATTGGTGCTGATAATTGGATTGGAGAATTAGAATACATTGTTCTAATTCTGAAATAAGTTCTTGTACCAGTAGTACCACTGAAATAAGGTCTAACCCATCTTGTACCTTTGAATGCACCATGAACTTCGTTTATACCACTAGCAACGCTAAATTGTGTTGTAGGATAACTAGACCAATTAACACCATCTTGAGAAAACTGAAACGTAAGTATACCAGCTTCATCAACTTGTAAGTTAACCGAAACATATGCATAATCATTTTGTTCACCAGCACCAGTAAAAACATTACCAGTCCAAAGAGGTCCAGTTGTTGCAGAATAACTATTAACCCCATATTCTGAAGTTAATGGTGTAATTGTATTATTAACGCTTATTCCACTAACAATCAATTTATCTATCTGATTTGCTAGTGTTTCTTGCCAGTTTCCATTTATTAAATCCATAATATTAAATATATTTTAAAGTTTTTTTGTTTTTTATTTGGTTGATATTGATATTATGCGTATATTTGCTTTATGAATGTATAATGAAAGGAAACTAATATTCAGTTATAGGTTAAAGTAAAAACACATTCTATTTTAATTGCTTGAAGATTTGTAAGGTAAGTATGTCGACTTCTTACCCACTTTCTTCATCGTTAAAGCTTGTTTGCGAGCACGATTCTTATCAAATGATATATGAATCCACTTCGCACTACCATCGTTCTGTATGTCCTCGAAAATTACTTGGTCATAATCCATCCCACTATCATTGACAATCCAGTCCATAATAACACGAAGCGATTTGGTTGGGATAACAAAATCAGCTGCCATTCCAAAACAATGTTGAGATGAAGATACACCACCAATAGCTTTGTTCAAACGGAATCCTCTGTAACCAGATGTTATTTTCATTGGTCCAAATTTTTCTCGTATCTTGTCCAAGATGTTTGTACAAAGCAATCTTGCATTTATTTCATGTTCTGATGTCATTTCGTTAGATAGACCCTTGGCAATGGCTGTATTTGAATGTTCAAATTCTTCTTTTGATATGTATTTGGATAATTGCATAAAACTATATTTTTAGTTGTGGTTATTTTTCTTCTTTGAAATCTTCAATTTCTTTTTTGACATCCTTAGCCCTTTTTAGAACATCTTTTGCTTTGTCCCATAGTGAATATCCTTTTACAGCTTTCCAGTTCTCGTTGATGCTTCCTAGCTCAATTCCTACTAGTACAGCTGCAACTATCTTCACAAGAAACATTGGGATACTTGTAAAAAGCATTATAAAGTCACCAAGTATAAGTTGGTTAAGAGCAAAGAATAAAAGTATCGCCCCTTGGTAAAGTATCATCTTGCCAACGATGCTTGAGAATTCTCTTGATGTAATGGGTTGTCCAAGCTTCTTTGCTTTCCATACACCAAAACAAGTGTCTATTGCAATCATCATTCCAACTAGAAGAACGATTAATCCAACTGGAGCAAAAAATGCTAATAATGGTGCTAGTAGATAGGTCATTTTAATTTTGCTTATAAGTATTTTCATATCGATTAAAACTATTGGTTTTTGTTAGGTCCATATAAGTATCTTGCAGTTCGCAAAGAATAGTCATTATCAAAGTATATATCAGAATCGTATCTTGTTTCACTTGTTGAAATGATTCCTTCAACGTTATCAGCATCACCATACAAAGGAAACTTGTTAGAATTTTTGCACAAGTAATCCAAGATGCGTTGTTCAAAGTATTCAGCTTTGTTTTCTAATTCAGATTTAAGCATCTTGATTTCACTTGTTGATACTGGTTCAGAATTCTCACCAGTCAACTTTTGAACACCTTTTGCTGTTATCTTCATAGATAAAAAAAGTATTGATTCACTTATTGTTCTATAAGCAATAGCTCGCTTTAAAAGAGTTACCAATTCAATTTCATCATTGGATAATGATTGAGCAATGAACTTGGTTTTAACGTCATCATACAACAATTTGCCAAGCATTTCTCTTGTGTTTATAAGTTCCACTTCTTCTGTAAATGGTAATACTTCAGATATATCAACATTGGCTAATATTGGTGTGAATGATTTTAAATAATCTTCAGAACAGAATGATTTAAATGTTGCCATATTATAATGAATTTAATTTTGCGATGCTTTTTAATTGTATTGGTTTTGTTTTATAATCAACATCCAATCCATTTATCTTTAAAAGCTTATTTATTACTTCATCGATGAAGTTTGTTGATGGTTGTACCACAAATCTTTGAAATGCTTCAACTTGTGTTGGGAAATCACCACTACCTAATTGACCTGGTATTGCGATACCAAACAATTCTGGTGTTGTAACCCTATGACTAGTCAACACTTTTTCAGTTATCTGTGTTGCAATCACCGTAAATTGTTTATCTATGTTGGATATTTCAATTGGAGATACTTCTGGTGCCAAATCTTTACCATCACTGAACATTACAATTGCTTTACCAGAGTTTTTAATACCACCAAATGATTGTTTTAATCCTCTTACAATTTCATCTCTTTCTTCGAAAGATGCTGGTTTTCTAAAGAACCTAACAACCATACTTGGATTGAATCCATTCTCCATAAGTGATTTGTAGAATAAACCAGTTTGTGCTTCAAGGAATATCCAGTTAACACCACCAATATAAGATGGTTCATAATAGTATTCGTTAGATATCATTTCTTTACCCAAATACATGATTTGACGATAGTTCTCTTTATCGTTGATATCAAATGCTGCTATTGGTGTTACAACTTCTTTACGGTCAGTAAAATCCCTTGAATAGAAGTATTCTTTTATTTCACCATCAACATATTTTCCACTTCTAATGTTTTTTGGGTTTATTTTATTTATTTTTACAATCTTTGTAAAATCCAAACTCCAAATTACTTCAAGTACAAGTGCACCATATAGTTCATAATCCTTTAGAGCTTTTTCTTTGAATGTTTGAATAGAATTCTTCCCATCAATAAAGTTTATCATTTTTAATAAATCCAATTTCTGAGCATCAGTTAACATCGATTCATTCCAAGTACCACCATCACCAGCAGCCATTATGGATTTAGCACTGACAATTGCTTGATGTGTTGGACTATTGTTGTATAGTTTTTCCAAGTATGTTGGATATTGTTCACCTTCATCAGTAGTATAGGATACATAATCCTTGTTATGTGTTTCTTTGATTACTGGCAACGATGTTTGCATAGCAAGATTATATACACTATCACTATGTGTTGGTGTGGTTTCTTGTGGCAATAATGCTGCTTGTGTATTTTTTGATATGTTTAATCCGAATATTTTCATTATAGATATACACTGTTAATATTGTTGTTATTTTCTTCACCATCCAACAGTACTCTACCAGATTCCAATATGGTTCCAGTTGTTGCTGATACATGAAGAGTGTTAGATGAAAATGCTGTTGCAGATTCATATACTTTGTAGTTCCATTGAGATGTGTTTCCAGACATATATATCTGACCCGTAAGCGTATTTTGTGTTGTTGCTGACTCCGTTATATCAAACAAGTTATAACGTTGCTTATATGGGCTGTAATCGCTTGCTGTGAATATCTTTTGTTCACCAGTTGCTGCGTTTTCGAATACAAATAAATTATATGTTGTACCAGTAAGTAAGCTCTTCTCAGATAGAGTAAGAGCTATTTTATTTACTGTATTTTTGTTTATTGTTATCATATAGTTAAATAGTATTTTTATTCACGTTGTTTATTCAAAGATACTACTACCTATTATTGTTGCATCTACTTCTGGTGCTTGGATTGGTTCTTCAGCTGTAAATGTAATTACATATCCATTGGCATCACCCTTTGCAACACCACTACCACCTTCAACACTAGATACTGTAGCACCATGTTTCAATCCAAACATCCAAGCTATGTTGTTACTATCAACTAGAGTTATAAGCAAATCTTTTTGACCAGCAATAAGCTTGTCAATAAACAATGATTTTTCTTTTTGTCTGCGAGCAAGATTAAGAACTACAGTTTGTGTTATATAGCTTGTTCCATTTTGAAGATTTACGTTTATTACTTCGTTGTATGAACTTGTTCCTCTATTGAATTCAGCTTCGTGGAAATTAGGTGTAAGATTAACTGTCATTCCAGTTAGTTGAATAAACAAACTAACTTCAGTATCAACATATATTCGTGTATCACTACCATCCAAAACCAAACTAGTTACTTTGGCATCTTGATACAAATTTGGTGATGTGTTATATTGGTAACTTAATCCTTGACCAACAACTACTTGATTAGTTACATCACCATCAACAAGTATATAATCCAAAGTATCATTGAATACATCAACATATAATGTACTACCAGTTGTTAGTGTGTATTCCAAAGAAGTTATATTTGAATCTGTAAGGGTATAACCTTGAAGAGTAGAATGGTCTGCAACGAAAAGTTGTTTTATTCCACCAGCGTTATTTTCACAAGATTTTGTTATTCCAGCGTTTAATGCGTTACATATTGCCATAATATTTTTTTTATGTTTATTGTTATTTATTGTAAGTAGATAAGAGATGATATTTGTTGAAAATAAAAAAGGTCCTTATGATAGGACCCTTTTATTATAATGTTTGTTTATTAAAGCTTATGCTAAAATTCCAGCAATAAGAGATGAATCAACTTCAATTGCTTGTACCGATTCTTCACCAGTCATAGTAATTGTGTATCCGTTCATATCACCTTTAGCAACACCAGAACCACCTTCAATTGCAGTAACCACCATTCCTTCTTCTCTACCGAATAACCAGTATAAATCGTTTGAATCTTTTACGATGATTGCCAAATCTTTTTGACCAGCAGTTAATTTTTTGATTGCTTCAGTTTTTAACTTCTCACGTCTAGCCAATACCAAAGATACTGTTTGTGTAAAAAAGCTTGCTCCATTTTGAAGGTTTACAGACAACGCTTCAGCATAAGAACTTGTACCTCTATTGAATTCAAATTCATAGAAATCTGATGCTGTGATACCAGTTACGATTGAGTTAGCTTCAGTATATCCAGATAATTTTTCAAAATCAGCGATATAGATTTTAACCAAACCACCAGCATTGTTATCACAACTTTTTGTTAAACCAGCGTTTAACGCATTACAAAGTGCCATATTATATATTTTTTAAGTGTTTGTTATTATGTTTGTCATAATAGGGCCCGTAGGCCCATTATGAATTTTTTATTGTATCTTAGTTATAATAAACGATTTCAGCACCGTATACGTAATCAACACCGAATTTGAAGTCACCAACCATTCTGATTACTGGAGCACCAGTTACAGATTTTTGTGGAAGAACAAGTACGTCATTGAAATCAGACATCAAGTCAGTTAATAACATGAAGTTATTTGTTTCAGCAGCTACCATTTTGTTATCGCTCATTCCGTTTGCTACGATGATTTTAACACCTAAGAAAGTTAATTTTTGGTCCTCAGAATAGAAACCAGTGTAAGCAGCAGCCAAAGCTTGTTTGTAAACACCAGCAGTTTTTGAGTTCATATAGATAGCCAAGTCAGCAGAATCTTTGATTGTAGCTGGGATAGCATCGTATACTCTGTTTAATTGAGCGATGATGTTAGCAGATGTTAAAGTTGTAGCAGATACATCGATAACTTCACCATCAGCAAGCATTTTAGCTTGTAATCCTAATTCAGATACAAAGTTTGTTGAAACTGTTGCACCAGAACCTTGCCATACGATATATTCTAAATCGTTAGCGATTTTTTTAGAAACTTCTTCTAATAAGAATGCTTCAACTGTAGCTGGCATGATACTAGCGTCAGAGTTAGAACCAGGTCTAAGAGTAGCTGATAAGTAGTTACGTTCCCAAGTACGTTGACAGTATTCTAAGTTGATTTTTACATCGTTAGCTGTAACAGTTTTTTGTGATAATGTACCTTCACCAGTGTTAGAGAATGAACAATCAGCATCTTGTAAAATTGAACCTAAGTTGAATTTAGCAATCTTTGCAGTTGATTTAACATCTGGGATTAATTTGAATGATTCTTTTGATGCACCTTTTAACAAAGCGTTTGCATAAAATCCTTCTAAATCTTTACCAGCGAAAGTTGTGTTGTCAGTAAATGATAATTTGAAATTTTCCATATTTCTTAATTTAATTTTTATTTATTTTGTTATGTGTTATAATACCAAGTATATATCTTTTATACTTTGTAGATTTTTATCCTCTGATATTTCTTAGAGCTGAAATTTTGCTCATAAGCATTTCTTCTTTTTTAACTTTAGCTGTATCGTTCTTTACAACAACACTACCAACACCAGCAATAGAAGATAATTTTTCAGTTAATTCAGCAGCTAATGATTGCATTTGAGTTTCAGCTGTTGCGTTTTCATTTAACTTAGCTTCTAATTCAGATATCTTGTTTACCAATTCAGCCATTTGATTAGCCATAGCTTCGAACATTGGTTGTACGATTGCTATTACTTCTTCTGGTACAAGTTCTAATTTTGTTGTAGTTGAAGTAGTTTCTGTTTCAGCATCTGCTGTAGCCATATCTTCAGTTACATCTTGTGCTTCTTCTTCTGGTGTAGCTATTTCAGCAACCATACCATTCAATACACTTATTACTCTACCATCTTCAAGTGTGTAATCACCATCAGTAGCTGTAGTAGTCATTTCAGCGTCAGTATAAACAGCAGCTTCCAAAACCAATTCATCTGTAGTGTATAATGATACACCATCTTGAGTTTTAATTTCCATAAATTTAATTATTTGTTTTTCTTTGTTATTATTTAAGTGAAGCAATTCAATATCACATTTGATTTCGACACTAAATCCTTTTACTTTTTCACTTTTTACTTCATTCAACCAGAACCCTTCATCTTTTACTTTGATACCACCAAACCAAGTTCCAGCTGGCAAAGAGAATCCAAATTCTTGAGATTTATCAACTTCACCAGTAATCCAGTTTTGTAACATAACAGCTTCAACTTTCTTGTCAGAGTGTTGAAAGTTAAATTCATCACCCAACTTGTTTTCATTGAATTTATCCGCAATTAATTGGATTGTTTCAACATCAAACATGATATTGAATTCATTTCCTTTATCATCACGTCTAAAGATAAGTTTATCTGGAATAAGCATTGGTCCCCAAAGCATTTGTTTATCTTTGTTTGCAGCAAATTCCATTTGTATTTCTTTGGCTAACTTGATAAAATCAACTTCTATCGCTGGTTCATCAACAAGTGATACAGCAAATACTCCAGATGCATCATCTGGATTAACCCTAATTTTATATGTTGGTAAGTTTGTTCCCATATTTTGTAGTATTTATTTTGTTGTAATTGTAGATTTTATTGTGCAATGCAATCTGCGTTGCTAGATTTTATTAGAAACTAGTTCTGTTAGATAACCTAGTATCTTTATTTTGTTGTTTAGTTACATCATCAGCAACCACATATGTTTTGATTGGTTGGTTGAAATATCTATCCAATATGCTTTCTAACGAAGTTGTATCTACTTGGTTTGTTATGTTGGTTGTCATTCCACCTTGTGCCATTATAGATGATTTATTAACAAGTGGAACACCACCACCAGCTTCGTTTATTGCAGAAAGTATTGGCAAGAATTGACTAGTGCTTTTTTTGTTTATAACAGCTTCACCACCTTCCATTTCTCCGAATGGTGTTGCAATACCACCAGCAGCATGTGATGGACCTTCAAGTAAACCACCTTTTGCAAACTTTGGTGGGATTGGTTTAGATGTAAGTATAGCACCCAATTGGATAGCACCAATAGTACCTACACTTGAAGTAACTAAAGCAAATTTACAAACAAAAATAAACCTAGTTGTTCAGTCAAATGAAATATTAAAAAATTCAGAAGCTAAATTAACTGATGAACAAATCAAATTGGATTCTGCTAAAATAGCATCAGCAAGAAAACTAAACGCAACAATAACTGCATTAGAAAAAGATACAACAGTTAAAACAAAAGAAGAACTAGATAAAAGAAAAGCTGATTATGAAAACTTTGCAGCACAAGTTGCAACAGAACTTTTAAATACTATTGGTACTGCTTATGATAGTATAACTGAATCACGTGTAAATGGTATTGAACAAATGCGTGATGCTGCATTGGCTGCATTTGATGCTGAAGAAGCTGCATATTGGGCAATGACTGAAAAGAAAACCAATGCTGAGAAGTTCAAGGAAGATAAACAAAATGAGTTTGCTCGTAAACGTGCTGAGCTTGAAAAGAAATATGACAAAGAAAGAGCTCAAGCTGAA